CACAGGAGTTTGAGACAAATTTAAAACAGGGGTCTGGGGGGTCCCAATATCTTTGACCACATTGTGGACATTCGCGAGTTTGGTTTGGATATCTCTCAACAGAGCTAAGGTGACGCACATTCTCACTTATATTATTATCCAAACTTTTTATTTTATCGGGGTCTGTAATATATTTTTTACATTCGTTAAAATTACCCCTTCCTATGTCAACCTGGACTCGGCCACCTAAATCTAATTTTTGTATAAAACGAAGAACCTTAGATTTGGCTCTGGGTTGATTATATTTTATGAATAAATGAAGGTGACTTCCGTCCTGGTGATTATAAGGTTCTTCCGCTATTAGCGACCAATCAGGTTCCAGTTCATTTATTTCCTTCTCAAGCTTAGCTTTCGAGCCAGTATGCAAATCGTGTATTACCACACTAAAGGTCCGAGACCTAACTGAATTTTTTGAGGCATACTGTCCTGGGATTTTTTGGTGGCGAGGCATTTTTAATATATGCCAACATTTTTATTTCGCCACACAGACGAGGGTACAAACAAACCTCGTCTTTCGCGTAAGATTTGGAAGATAGGGTTTAACCACACACCACACAACTGGAGCTGAGAAAATTAAAATTATTTTGACTGGAAGTACATAATTTGAACAACTTTTTTTTTGCAAAAATTGTTGCTAAGACCGGGCTAAAGCCCGGACGCAAAATTTGTTGCGACAAAAAAAAGGGGATTTGCAATTTGTTCAAAATATGTCGTTGGATTTGAAAAGATTTTTAATTTTAATTTTAATTTTAATTTTAATTTTAATTTTAATTTTAATTTTAATTTTAGAAGAAATTTTAATTTTTTTTTAAATTGAGAAGGAATTTAAGCTTCGCTGTTTAAAAAAGGGGGAAGATTCATATTGTATATCGATTTATTTCTTTAAGTAACTTTAAATTTAGGGGTCGGTACATGAAACTGTACCTCTAACATTTGACTTCCAAGCATTAGCACTTACTTGAGTATTATCACCATAAGGCATTGAAAGAATTGTAACCATATATTGGAAATTCAAATCCTCCGGTTGGTTAGAAGTGTCATCAAATGCTACTTTAGAGTTATGAGGCAATCTCAATAACATATTCTTTTCAGCTGGATAACCAAGACTGATAGGTGAAACTAAATTAGAACCACCTTGAACACTAAAAGTGTGAGGAGATAAGATAAATTGAGTATCCGTATGGATATCATAGTTTCGTTTATTGGTAAGCATATTCATAAATTCCATAGAAACACTATCTCCTGAATAAGCATTATTTATGCCCAACTCTTGACCTGTTGTACCAAGAAACAGGTTTTCATTTGGATTAGAACCAACTGCTTGACTATTACCAAATTTACGTTTTGATTTATAAACAAGTACTCTAAAACGGATAGGACAAGAAACTGAAGATATATTATTACAAGCAATTCTAAGATTCATTGTAGTATGTTTCAAATTTAAGTACCGACCAAGTCGCTCAGACTGAGATGTTCCTTGAGACCAAGAAAAGCCTTCAAGATTTGTATAATTGTAGGAACCATTCGGACCTACCCACTGGGCTGAGGGACCAAGACCTAAAACATAATTACGGTACCAGACAACATTAGCACCAGTACCTGAAGTTTGCTGAGGAAGAGGAATGGCTTGGTTTACAGGACGAAGTGACTGCACTTTGATTTCAAGCTCCTTTCCAAGTTGTTTGTTCACTACACGTTTTATTAAAGCAGTGGAAACTGACTTCTTTGCAGAAGATTTTTTAGTGTAGCGTCTTCGTTTCATAGACGAAGCTTTCTTACGAAAGGGAAACAGAGCTTTCTGAGATTTCCTGTACTGGGGAGCGACTGCCATATTTTATAATATAGCCTAAGAAATTATTTTTGAGGAATTTGCTTTGAGATGACAAGAGAGTCTACCACAGGAGTTTGAGACAAATTTAAAACAGGGGTCTGGGGGGTCCCAATATCTTTGACCACATTGTGGACATTCGCGAGTTTGGTTTGGATATCTCTCAAC